CTCACGGAGTAGAACATAAATGGGTCTATCTAAAAGACTGCATACTTGCTCATTTAAATTACCAATGGTTCTGTATTAAAACCCTTTTCTCTAAGCCATCTTAACTAAGATTTCAACTCTAGCTATCCTGTACTCTGAGGGTAGCTTTTGATGCAATCTGCATCAATCTACTATACCAGTGTAGATCATCTTAACTTAAATAAAGGAGGCCATCATGGCTTTATTCAACACTTCGACTGCAACTACTACTCCTCTAACTCTTAACTCTGACCTATTCTCTAACGTAGAAGTAGGTTATGCTTACTCTTTAACCCGTGAAAACAGGTTCGGCTACCGTTCTGTTTCTGTAGGTACTGAAAACAAGAAGCAAGCTAAGGCTATGAAGTCTTTTAATGTAGACGGAAGACACCTTAACTGGAGAAAGTCTGAAGAGGGTGTAGCTATGATTGAGCTAAGAACTGAAAAGAACTTAGATCTGCCTACCAACGCAGTCACCTACAACGGTGAACCTATCGATCCTAGCCTAATAGGTAACGGCTCTAAGGCTAACGTAACTGTTGGTCACCGTAAAAACTCTCAAGATCCTACGAGAGAAACTATCTACATCAAAGCTATCGATGTAATCGAACTAGTAGTCTTCACTCCTAACTCTACCGTAGACTTCTAAACTAACCTAACCCCTGAGGCTATGAGAGTCTCGGGGGTCATCCCAATGTATAAAGGAATAATTAAATGGACTTAGGAACTTATATAATAATATTTTTCGGTATAGCAGCAATAATCCTGTGGAATGTAAAATGATAAAAGTAATAACCTACTACCTAATAATACTCTCATCAACCCCAAGTGAGTATTTCCCTGAAGGTCAAACCCTAATCTTGCCTTTTGAAAATGAAATAACCTGTCAGCTAGCTGTCCAAGACCTTATAGGCTTCGTAGCTGACAACCAATGCCAACCAAGTATAATGAGAGAAGTACTTAAAATGACTCCTCCCAATGTAGATCCACCAAGAAAAGATCTGAACAGACCTTTACCCAGACCTAAAGCAATAGAGGAGATAACCCAATGACTATAAGAGTAACCTGTATCGGTAATAACCTTGTAATTCGAGGAGGTAAGAACAACCTTAACAGAGTTATAAACCCTAACGCAGTATGTATCGTACTTCAAAGTGAAGAAGTGTATCCAGCTGATCAAGACTCTGAAGAAGTTTCTACGTGGTTCAGAGCTATACTAGAGCCTAACAACAACTTTCAAATTACTGAGGTATTCTTTCATCCCAAAAATAGAGTAGATGTTGTAGGTATAAACCAAGTAACTATGAAGGAGGAAAACTTTGACTATCCTGACAGAGCTGATCCAAGCGCTAAAGCTTATCCTTGGAATTCCTGGGGCATCTAAAGTAAAGATCCCTTATAGAAGGGTCAGCCCTCCGGAAGAATAACTATAACCATAACATAGGTAACATTAATAATATCCTTAAGTAAACCATAGGAGGTCATCATGGATAATGAAGCTATTAACAGAGTAGAAATAACTAGGGGAGCAGTAGTAGGTGATTATATTATCATAGAAGAATTCGAGGATTTACCCAGGACTCTTATGTGTGTAAGTAAGGTAGACTCAGAGTCTATCTCAGGGCAAATACACATAGGTAGTGATGAGGAGACCTACGCTGAAATCTACTATACCAGTGTAGATCATCTTAAGTGTGTAGCTGAGATAGGAGAGGATGGTTCATTAGTTAAGTTAACCGATACACATACCGAGATTACACGGGAGGTGGAAGGAGGCTTTCAGTTACACTCACTTAAACTGAATGATCCTGACCTAACTCTAAAAGTAAACCATAGGGGGTCATCAGACAGAGGAGACCTCAGAGACTCTGAGGGAGGACCTTGGGGTGATGGATAACACTATGGAGGAATGAAGCTATTAACAGAGGAGAAACTAATGGATGAAGAAGAAAAGAAGATAGCCAATGTCTACGAAGATCTGGCCTCAGACTACCTTGAAGAAGGAAAACCTGAGTGGGAGATCTGGGTAGGCTTTAAGAGTAAAGTAGCGGAGTTAATACACTTAGCCACAACAGCTAACCTAGAGGAAAGTCCTCAGAAAGAGGAGGCCCTCACAGAAATTAGTGCTGATGTACTGTGGTATCTCTCCGTTATTTCTAATCAAAGAGGTGTGACTCTCTTTAAGTTAATGAAAAAGAGTCTTCAAAATGAGGAGAAGAGAGCTAATGGCGACCCTTAAAGATGCTTATCGAGCGTTCTGGATGATTAAAGGACATCTAAACGTTAGCGAAGCCACTGTACTAGGTACGTATGAAGGTTACTTCAGGCGTCTCTGGTATAACGAAGAAGCTTATCTTCATGCTGAAGGGTTTGAAGAGGCTTATAACAAGATGGAAACCAGAAGAGAGAAAGGAGAGCCTATGTCAATACCTAACTACAATAGTTCGGTTAAATACCTGGAGACTGTGATAGGGTTTTATAGTAGAAGAGTCCCTAGCACTAAGAAAGCTTCTCTGGAAGCGCTGGAGATAGTTAAACAGGGTCCACCTGCTTTACGACTTAAAGGGCACATGAGTATGAGAGCTTCCTATCAAGATTTTGTGGAAGAAGAACGTAGACTAAGAAAGCTTAAGATGGAAACCAGAAGAGAGAAAGAGGAAGGAAATGAATAAGGAAACTAAACTACTACAGCTAGAGTATGAGAGAAAGCTTCAAGCCCAGGTAGATAACTGGGTAAATCAAATAACAGGTAAGGAAAACAAAGATGATAGCCCACCTAACATCCCCGTGGATAAAGTACAAAGTTAAGTACGTAGACCATCACCGGCATGGAGAGCTAGGTGTTATGGTACACCGAGAAGTTATTATAAACGCTCACGGACCCATCCATGCAGAAACTATCCTGGGTCACTACATAATTCTATCAGCAAAGGAGTATAACGATGATGAAGATAAATGATGAGGTACTATATAGCCCTGACAGAAAACTTATGGGCACTATAGTAGATGTGGCTGAAGACCATATAAAGCTACATATAGAGGTAAAGCTTTATGATGGAGAGTTTGATATAACTAAGCTAGCTACTGTAGGTAAGTTAGGGTACGAGACTAATATAAGTACTTCTGATAAAACCGAAGTTAAAGGCGGTGAGTTTACACTGTGGGAACTAGAAGAGAAGGAGTGGTAAATGGCATGGAGTACTGTAGACGCCAAGAAGCTAGTAACTATGTGGAAAGAAGGTAAGCGTATCAGAGAGATAAGCAAAGCGCTTGGGGGCTTAACTAAGAGCGCTATAGTAGGTAAAGTACACCGACTAGGGCTCTCTAACCGAGGGGATTTAACAGAAAGGAACTATACAGTGGCTATGAATGAATTAGATATGTGTTTAACGACAAGAGAAATGTTATTAGCTAAAAGGAGGATAGCTTACGATAAAATAAAAACAACTGATGCTATACCCAGTCAAATAATACAAGTAAAAGAGTACTTAAATCTCTTAGAAGAGATAGAGAGATGAAGAGGTGCTGTAACCGAGCTAGCAGGGGAGAAGTTTAGTGAAATCCAAGCAAAAAGAGAACAACAGTCTAATGACTGGACAGATGGGAGAGCTCCTGACGGCTTTCCAACTCGTCAAGATGGGTTACCCCACCGAGATAGTTAGGCTAGAGAAAATAGATTTACTTACCTTAGTCGGAGGGCGAAAGCCCTTAAGGGTACAAGTTAAGGCCAGTAGTTGTAAAAGAGAATATGACACTAGAAAACGTGGAAAGCGTAGGCCTTACTCTACCTATCACTTTTCAGTGTGCTCTGGAGGACATCCTAAGCAGCCACTGACCAAGGAAGATTGTGATATAGTAGCTTTAGTAGCAATAGACCTGGAGAAAATAATTTTCTTAAGGACTAAAGAACTCGAAGGACGTGTAACCAAACGCATAGGGCCTACCAAGTTCTATGATGGTTGTACGAGGACGACCTGGGATAACTGCCTTCGTTATAAGTCCCAGTTAACTGTGTAACCAAAAGGAGAAATACACAATGCGTATATCAGAAGCAAAGAAAATCTTAAGTAAAACTGTTGAGTTCAATCTAAGCCTGAGTAGGAGATCTTCAATGATTAACCCTATGTTATGGTCTCTGCCAGGAGTAGGTAAAACAAGTATAGTAGAACAAGTAGGGGAAGAACTTAACTTACCTGTGACTACTGTAATCGTAGCGCAGTACGATCCAGTAGACTTAGGTGGCTTACCTGTTCTGACAGAGGACCGTAAGCTTTACAGGAGAGCTAAGCCTTTCTTCTTAGACCTGCCGGAGGACTATCGAGGTATCATGTTCTTAGACGAGATAACCCAAGCACCTTTAGCCTCGCAGAATATCTTAGGCCAGTGGTTTAACGAAGGAAGAATAGGTGAGCATGAGTTACCCAGAGGGTTAATCTTAATAGGGGCAGGCAATCCTATGGGAGCCCGAGCTGGTACTGCACCAATGCCTACTCAGCTTAAAGATCGTATGTTACACCTAGACATTGAGGCTGATCCAACAGACTTCTTACAGTTTGCTTTAGCGGAGAACTGGAGACATGAGATCACTGGTTTTATAAGACACAGACCAGAGTTCTTACATAAGTTTGACTCAGATGTTAACGCTTGCCCAAGCCCTCGTTCGTGGGAGAGAGTAAATACAATACTTCAGATGGGCTTTGAGCCACAAGAGCAGATGAAAGCGCTTGATGGTCAAGTAGGCAGTGGTTGTTCAGCAGATTTCTTAGGTTACCTAAGAGTAGCTAAAGATATGCCTGATCCAGAAGAAGTGCTTAACAAACCGATGGAAACCTTTATTCCAGAGGACCCTGCAGTGTTGTATGCTACTTGCGCAGCGCTCAGTTCTTTTGTTACTACAGCCAAGGCAGCTAATCTTCTTAAGTACCTGGACCGTATACCTAACAAAGAGTTCAGTGCATTCTGTGTAAGAGATGCTATCATCCGTAACGATAAGCTAAGATTAAATAAGTATGTATCAAATTGGTTTATGAAAACAGGAAAGGAGCTATTGTTGTGAGCTACCCTGAAATAAAAATGTTCTGTTACGGTAACGATGAAGTCAAAGAGGTTATCTTAAGTAAGGTAACAGGCAAAGACGTTAGCGTAATGAAGGAACTAATACGTAAGAGGTTAAGGCGCTTCGGTATAGGTACTACCGACGCTGACTTTGACTTCGATATTAAGGTAAGGTTAACTGAAATAAAAGGAGAAGAGAATGGACGCCGACTTAAAGCTTTCACGAGCTAAAACTTATCTTGCCTCTAAGGAACCCTTCTACGGTTCCTGCTTACTCGAGCTCAGGTACAAAGAAAACAATGACATTCCTACTATGTGTGTAGATGGTGTGTCTATCTTTTGGAATAGAGAGTTTGTAGATGAGCTAACAGAAGCAGAGGTTAGGGGAGTCCTGGTGCACGAAGCAGAGCACGTACTGCTAGGGCACCACATAAGAATGATGGGTAGAGACCATAAGAAATGGAATTGGGCTACTGATCATGCAATCAATAACACTATTAATAATAACATACACTTAGAGTTACCTAAAGGTGCGTTATTAAACAGTGATTATTGGAATGTAAACGCAGAGAAGATTTACCCTGATGCACCTGAAAATTATAAAGGAGGTATAGGTGACATAGCTCTTCTACCAGCTTCTGACGGCGGAGATACACCGTCAAAGGCTGACTTACAAGATGAAGAGATGAAGGTAAATCAGATGCTCTGCCGTGCAATAGAATCAGCCTCAAGAGCACAAGGAACTATCCCTGCTTACGCTCAAGAGCTTATTAAGAAAATGAGGAGACCTAAAAAGAACTGGAAAGATACTATCTTTACTATGATATCTACCAGGGGTTATACTGATTTTACTATGGCTCGACCTAACCGTAGGATGTTAGCTAACTACGATCTATACTTACCTAGTATGTTTACTCAGCGTATAGGTAAGATAGCCTTTGTGTTCGATACCTCAGGCAGCATGAGCGATAAAGACCTTGAGTTATCTTTAGGTTTGCTTCATGCTATACAACAAGACTACAACCCTGAGTGTATCATAGCAATAGACGCTGACGCTGAAGTTGCCGATGTTAAAATCTTTAGAGAAGGAGATGATATAAGAGACTATAAAGTGTCTGGGAGGGGAGGGACTGCTGTCACTCCAGCGTTTAATTACGTTAATAAACACCACCCAGACGTTGAGGTATTACTTTATGCTACAGACTTGTACGTCGGAGACTTTCCTGAGCCCCCGGAGTATCCTGTAGTATGGATGTGTACTACTGAAGAGAGAACAGCCCCTTGGGGTACCATAGTTAAACTAGGAGAAGTAGAATGATGGGACTACGAAGAGAAAACTTTTTAAAGTTAACAGAAGAAGATATAAATGAAGAGTTATCTGAATTAAACTCTCAGTTATATGTAGTCACTAGCGCCTTAGAAGTAGATAAAGTAAATCTTCTTTTAAAGAAAGGAATGAAAACGTACGCTGAAAAATATATAAATAAAAAGAAAGACGTAGGTGAAAAGGAGGCCTTCGTTTCTAGGACTCAGGCCAGAGAGTATTACTCTACTAACGCTGAAAATTTAGCCAAAGAATTTCTCGACGAAGTTATTACTAGACGAGGGAACTCAGCAGTATTAAACGAGATATACGATACGTACCAGTGTGGCAGTAAGCTATTCAGATCTAATTCTTGCCAGAGAGCAGCATCAACTGTAATCTATACTATAGCTGCAAGAGAAGCCATGCTTAACTGGTATAAAACAAATCTTCTTGAGTCAGAGGAAACAATGTTCTTAACTGCTCAAACAGAGTCTCTTGCCAGTGCGAGCACAAGTTACTTAGATAACTACAGCTGGAAAATATCTGTAATACCAGATAAAGAAACACCTAGAATGGAATTGACTGAGGGAGGTACTCAATATAGTGGGGCTTACACTGCCTTCCTTAAGCCAGACTGGTGTTTAAAGGTACATGAAAAAGGTTTAGCTACCACTGATATAGCAGGTAAAATAGTATTAGTATTAGACGCAGACCCTGTAACACCTAAACGTGTTGATATAGAAGGGGTTAACCTATTTAAAATTAAAGTAGGTTATAGTCTAGTACCTATAGGTTCCGATGCTTGGGGATGGTCAAGTACTGCCAGTAACCAACAAGAACAGAGAGAAGCTACAGTAAATAACAAAGACCTTTACTTAGCCTATATCGTTGATACTAATGGTAAAAAGATAATTGCCACAGGTAAAGACGAAGAGTGGGCGCAACGAACACTTAAGATGCGCCTTAAAAGAACTATGCTTAAAAGCATGGGTGTACTATAGATCCCTTATAGGGAGAGGAGAATCTGAATGACAGACTTTCACGGAGAGTTTGAGGTTATGACAGACAAGGAGAAAGACCTCATTGTTAACCCCAAACATTATAAGATAATACCGCCAGGAAACTACCCTGATGGTCTAGAATACATGGATATCTGCGACTACGCTTTAAGCCACTTAACAGGTGTACAAGCACACTTAGTAGGGCAGATACTCAAGTATAGCTTGCGCATAGGTAAAAAAGATTCTACCTTACAAGACGCAAGTAAGATACAATGGTATGCTAATTACCTTGTAAAGAACCTCGAGCATACTGCTCATAACCTAGATACAAAGGAGAAATAAATGTCTAGTACTGTAATCATAAGAGACCTTGAATTTAATTACCCAGCCCTTGCTTCCCCGAAGAGTCCCTTCGGTACAGAGCAGTGGGAGATTCAAGTAGCAACCACAGATCCTGACAAGAAGAAGGAACTTGAGGCAGTAGGTTGTAAAGTAAGAGAGAAAGACGGTAAGTACGTTACTAACATTAAACGTAAGACTGTCTCTCAAAAAGGCGATGCAATGGAACCACCTAAAGTAGTAGACGGGGATAAGAAACCCCTAACTAAAGCTGAACTAGCTAAGATAGGTAACGGTTCTCAGGGCGCAGTCAAAGTGTTCACCTACGAGTGGAATGCTGGCGGAAGATCCGGTACGTCTTGTATGTTAACTGATGTTCAGATAACTGACCTGGTAGTCTACGAAGCAGAAAATGTTGAAGAAGAGTTCTGATGGGAAACGTTATAGACATCAAGTCAAGAGTTCCCTTAATACTACGGGAGGAGGGCGTTGACTTAGCCCTTCTCTCAGTCTTTTACTTCACCGATGAGTTCAGTAAGTTAGCTAAAGACTTAGAAGAAGAAGTTAGACACGCTTTAGTGCTGATGGTGTACCGTTATCTTGTAGACGCAGAGACTCATGGAGACTTAGAGTTAAACGAAAAAGGTTTTACTCTAACTACAGACGCGGGTGATAGACTGAAAAACTTAGTAAAAGAAGCTATTAAAACAGAAAAAATAGTATTCAATTAACGAGGTCATCATGTATAGTGGCACCAAAGAAAAAGAAGAGAAAGATCCTCCCACAATTCCGTGGGGGGATCCACCAGTATAACTTTAACTAAGAAGAAGGAGACCGCTATGAAGAGTGGAGTATACTTAGCAGGAAAGATGGAGAGAGTTTCTATAGAAGCTATGAAAGGCTGGAGACAAGAGGCTCAACGTTACTTCGATGAGGTAGACATTCCAGTATGGGATCCAACAAGACGGATACCTATACACCTTCAAATAGAAGGTAATCTAGAAGACGAGAGAAAAACTATAGATGCCTGCAGAAAAATATTTAAGATGGATTTACAAGACATCTGTAAAAGCACAGTGATATTAGCTGATGTAAGACGATATAAACAAGGGGAGATTGGTATAGGTACATCAATGGAGCTAATGTTTGCACACACTAAAAATAAAATAATAATTCTATGGGCAGATAAAAAAGACCCTATCCATCCTTTTTTAGAAGCAATTGCCACAGAAAAGTATTATGATTTAGAGGAGGCAATGGAAGCTACAGAGGAATACTTCGATGACATTTACGGTTGAAAAAGATGACAAGACTATAGGCATACACTTACTTTGTGATGATAATATATACGACGAGATAGAAATCATAATAGGTTCTGCCGAAGTATATATAAGACAATACGATGAGAGCAAAGAAGAGTATGACTTGATCCGATTCAGCCCCAGAATGTTCGGTGAGATGTTAGTATCAATGGATAAGGGACCAGGGACTTATGCAGACCCTGATATAGAAAATGAACTTAACAAATTTAAATAACTTATTAACATCTACCCTAATTTTTAATGATCAAGGTCACTGGCAGTCCGGAGAGAAGATGGACTCAGAAAAGAACTTTGGCTTTCTGTACTGTGTCTATAATAAACAGGATAAAAAATATTATATAGGCATGAAACAGTATAAACGAGGCGGGAAGAAAACAAGAGCTCGCAAGTTAAAGAACGGTAAGACGGTGAGAAAAACTAACGAGAAATACGGCTCACCCTCTAACTGGAAAGATTATATGACGTCCTCCACTGAGTTACAAGGGGACGTTGTTACTAAAGGCAAAAAAGTATTTGCTTTTGTATGCATTAAAGAATATAAAACGAAAGGAGGGTTAGTCTACGCCGAAGCTAATCTACAACATAAGTTAGATGTTATGATTAGTGTAGACAAAAAGGGAGAGAAGCTCTACTACAATAAGGCAGTAGCAGCAATTAGATTTGTCCCAAAGGAATATTACAACTTATAAGGAGGCGTTCGAAGATGAAACTAGTCATTGATATCGAAGCTAACGGACTATACCACGAAGCAGAAACTATTTATTTAATCTCTACTATGGATGTAGATACAGGTACTATAGTTTCTTTCAGCGAGCACGACAAGGAACTAAAAGGTTTTACAGAGGCTAAAGAGTACTTAGACTCTGCTGAACAGTTAATAGGCCACAACCTATTACGCTATGACCTGCCTGTTATGGATAAAATATTAGGTTGGAATTTCCCTGCAAAAAAAATCTACGATACTCTTATTATGAGTAGACTTAACTGGTTCTCACGAGCTACTACCTATGGTAGACACTCACTAAAAGCTTGGGGTGTATTCTTAGGAGATAATAAGGGAGACTTTAAAGACTTCTCTCAGTACACTCAAGAGATGAAGGAGTACTGTGAGCAAGACATTAAGGTTAACTTTAAAATCTACGAAGCCCTTGAAAAAGAAAGGGCCCGAGTAGATAAACAAAGTAAAGGTAAGTATAATAAAGCAATAGAGCTTGAGCATAAACTATCTTACTGGTCTTCGAAACAAGTACAGAATGGCTGGGTGATAGACGAAGAAGGGCTTAATGTACTTATAGATAAAATAAGTTTAGAAATCAAGGCAATAGAAGAACACGTTGAACCCCAACTAGGTACTATGGAGGTGTTAATAGATAAGGAACCTAAGACACCTCGTTATACTAAGAACGGGCACTACACTGTAGCAACAGCAAGAATGTTATCCGATACCACAGGAGAGTACGTAGATACTTCTGATGCGTTAAGAGACGAGCCCCCTATACTACCAGGAGAAACCTTCCAACGTAAACAAGTAGTGAAGGCAAGGTTAGGTAATCAAGATC